TTGTAAGTTTTCATCCTATGCATATGGATATGATTGATTTAAATGAATTTGATCAAGCTAATCTTTTAGAAAATAAGAATAATCTTCATAAACTTTATCAGTTTGCAAAAGCTGGTTTAGGTTTTACTGCAATGTCTGGAAATAGGATCTATGCCATCTTTGGTATTTGGGATTTATGGGATGGAGTTTCAGAAGCTTGGCTAATTCCATCTAATGAAATATCAAGAAAAACTTTAAAATTTCACAGAGTTGCTCTTAGGTTTTTTGAGTTTTATGCCAAAGAAAAGCATACAAAACGTATACAGTTTACAGTTTGTTCGCACAATGTACAGGCTTACAAGTGGGCAGAGAGATGTTACTTTAAGAGAGAAGCTGAAATGTTACATTATGGCTTACAGGGCGAAAACTATTATTTATATGCGAGGATATTTTAATGGGTAGTTTATTTGGAGGGAGTTCATCTCCACCACCACCAGACACATCAGATATAGATGAAAGAGAAAGCAAACTTGAACGTCAAGAAACTGAAGAAAAAAGAAAGATAGCTTCTCGATCTAGGGCAAGAAGAACTGGTGGATCTAATATGTTGATGACACAGAGAACTGGTGGATCTGCTGTTGGCAATCCAACTGGAGAACAAACAACTCTAGGGTATGCAAGAAATACTAGAAACACATAAGATTTAAATGAAAAAATTTCTGAAAAGCTTTTGCAGGAAGTCAAGCATTCGA